GCCTGTTGATTTCCTTGCTCGCCAACTCCGCAGATTCGCAAGCCGCCTTCCAGTCCGCAGCCTTCTCGGCCTCGCACCCGGCAAGCGCGGTCCGGTACTCGTCTATGGTAGGAGAGCCGCTCACAATAAGCCTCGCGTTAGGGTTGCAGCCGCGAGAACCAGCGGATGCAGGAGACATCGCCTTGCCGTCCTGCGGTGTAGTTTCGTCACTCATGCGATGCTCCTGATCCTGCGTGTTCTCACTGCACCGTTTCGCGGATAGCCTGCGGGCTATCAGTTTCGCGTTTCGCGAAAGGCCGCAACCTCTCAAGCAGGCTGGAGATATGCGGCCCGTCGCGCAAGGCAACGACACCCACAGCGGCAACGTATTCCAGTGCGTCAAACTCGGCTTCGGTGATGTTCATTCCATGTTCCAGAACGCGATCCCGCCGGGATCGCTGTGTCATGTTTCGTAGCAAAAAAACTGAGAACCACACGATGCAGCGGACCCGCGATGCCGTCTGCCGGAATTGTAAGTCAGCGGTCGCGGGCCGCTGATCGCTGGCGTTATACCTTGTTGCGGCAGCACCCATCGCAGCCGTGAATGTTTCTGTAGCCTTGTCCAAGCCTCTGCCAGTACGCCGCGTCATCTGGGTCTGGATGCCCGACGCCATGCTCGCAGATTCGCTCCATCTGGCCCTTGTCGGCCCGCCACCGCATCGGCCACTCTCTCATGTGGTGATCCGATGGATTGTGGATGCAGCAGTATTCGCCAGCGCATTTCGTTGCGTCATGCGTCACAAGGTTTGCGGGCGGTTTGGCAGAACCAGCCGATGCAACGGACGGCCCTGCTACGTCATGCGTCATGGTGAGTCCTGCGGTGGCCGCCGTTGATCTTCCGTGTTCTGGAATCTGGAAAATGCCCCCGCCCACCCGCCGCCAGGGCGTTGTCGGCCTGCGGTGCGTCTGGGGGCTCGCCTCCACCGCACTCGCTGGCCGGTGACTGCCGCTCTGCGCTGCGGTTTATCTGTCCGCCGCTGGAGCCGGGTGGTGGCGTTACGCCGCCAGCCGTAGTCCGCGAGGGCACAATCTGGCTGGCGTCATGTTTCATATTGGAAACTCCAAGTTTTTCGTCGTTTTCCTCATATGATCTGGCTCGCTCGCGGAGCATGGCGTCGGCGGCCTCGTAGGCAAACCGCGACCAGTAGTCCCACGAGCGGTCCTTGTCGGTCGGCGCGGCCAGCAGCCCAGTCAAAGCCGCAGCGGCGAAGTGGTCGCGGTCTGTCATTTCTCGCTCCCTCTCAAGATCGCCCCGCACGGTTCCAGCAGCGACAGCCTCATGTTGTCGGAGTGCTCGGCGAACGCCATCGTTTGGCGAATCCAATAGTTTCGCTCGGCCCTGAGCCGCTCGATCTCTGTCGCCGCGTCGTGGCAGTCCCAGTAGTGCTGCTCGTCGTCGGTGCCGATCATGTCAGCGCGGGTCTGACGCAGTCTGGTGGCAATGTCGCTCACCCCTCCTCCACATACCGCGTCGTGAACTTCGCTAGCTCCTTCGAGAACGCCTGAATCGACTCCGACAGCATGAACGTCGCCAGCGCCAGGCCGTCGGCACCCGCCTCCTGCGCAAGGGCCGCATTCGCTTCGGCCAGGTCGGCGACCGTCCGAAGCGTCGATGTCATCACGAGGAGCCGCCGCAGGATGTCCGCACGCTCGTCTGGCGTCATGCTTGCTGCCATTTGCCATGGGCGTCCTTCTCGAGGAGTGTCGGCCAGAATCCAGCACGCGAGGCCACCAGCAGCATGTGCGGGTGGAAGACTGCGACCGTGCCGCCGTTCTCGTGCAGCACGCTGGCCTTGAGGCCCGAGGCCGCGTAGGCTGCGACGCCGCGGAGCCGGTAGTCCTTTCGCACGAACGCCTTCAGCGTGTCGTGGTCGCACCATTTCTCCGTCCTCGCCCACCCGACGATCTCGGCCTTGTCGAGCTTCTCGAGCTTCTCGAGCTTCTCGACGATGGCCTCAAGTTCGTCGGCGATGCGGTCGATCGCGTCGCTCCGTGGCTTGTCTGACGCGACTCGCTCCGGCTGCGACTGCCTCTCTTGCAGAAGGCTCTCAGCCTGCTCTTTGTTGACGAGCCATCGACCGCTCGTTGAGTGCTGGAAGCCGTCAACATCGCCGTCAGCGATCGCCTGCCGGAGAAGTTTGTACTGCGGCGAGTGCGCCGCTTTTTTGTCCCTCTGTGGGTAGTCGTAATCCGCGAGACTGACATAACCCGGTATCGTCGTCACTGCTTCACCTCCCATGTGTAAACCGCTTCCCTGCCGCCATTTCGATAGCCAGTGACCCGATACAGACCGCCACGCATCGGCCAAAACACCTTGACCTGATCTTGCGTCATCGAGCACCACTGGAGGCCGTCGATCGGCCCGCCGATGAATATCGGCGTCACGAAGTAGGCTGGTTGTGTGGTCGCGTCGCTACTCATCGCGCATCATGTACGGAATAAGGCTCGCATAGAAGCAGCCGCCAACGATCACGAGGAGCGTGGCGATGTTCAGCCAAGCGTGGATCGCGCTGTCGATCACTTCGCCACCTCCTTGGGCTGAAGCTCCGTCCTGACGATCGGCACGTCCGGCGGCGCCTTGATGGCAAGCCGGACGTTTCCGTCGATGATCCGCGTGACCATGACCTCGATGTCTTGGCCGATGCGGATTTTTTCGCCACGGCGGCGTGTGAGGACGAGCATGGATGCTGACTCCTTTCAGCCTTGGTAATACCGCTTCCTCAGATGCTTCTCTTCGGCAGTCCACTGCCGCTGGAGCTTCTTGCACTCGATGCGAATCGTGATCGGCGTCGGGTCCGGCGCCCGCTTCGCAAGCCCGCCGCGCTGGCCGAGGTTTTCTTTGAGGCTCATGGAATCCATTCCAGTTGTGGTGTCGCGTAGCCTAGCCGCCAGTCTGTTTCGACGCAAGCCAAGATTTCGCGGCTTCGCGGACGGCCTCTAGCCCGCATTTATCCGCGGCCCAGCGGATGTAGTCGATCCTGCCAGCCTCGGCGACCTCGTCGAGCGTCATCCCGACGAACGTATCGCGAACCCCTTGCGGGAGCCGAAAGACATCTTCCTCCACGACTACTGGCTCGTCTTCCTGCTTGACAGCATCGACCCACTGCCCTGTCCCGCAAAAACAGCACTCGATGTACCAGCGGCCCCTGTCCTCCGACCAGATGTCGTGGCATTCGGCCTGGCATCGCTCGTCAAGGCACTTGTAGGTGTGGTCGATCGTCCCAAGGGCTTTCGGAACCTGCGTTGACGACGCCCTCGGGCGGTGCGTGAAAACTGGCTCATCGACGACAGCCTTGGTGACAAAGCGGCGGCTTTTGCCCTTCGCTCTCCGCGGGTCGTCGGTCGGCGAGATGTCGAAAAGAAGGCTCATAGCGGCAGCCTCATCTTGTAGTCGGCGCCTTGCTCGGTGGCGATGATCAACTTCCGGCGAGCCCGCGTGACTCCGACGTACTCAATCCGCCGCTCCTCGTCGTGCTGGCCCGCGTCGATCCCCTGGGCCTCGTGGATGCGGCGGCTGATCGTCGTGGAAAGCACGACCGTGTCTGCCTCCATCCCCTTGGCAGCATGGATCGTTCCGACCCTAATAGCGGGTCGTGACGCCAATTCTGGGCCGTACTTCTCCGCGGCCCGACGCCACCTGGCTGCCCCGTGGAAAAGTTCGCCCCAAGCCCCTTTTCGCAGCTTGTCGGCGAACTCTGGCTTCATCCCTGTGTCCTCAAGGTCGGCAGGGAATATGACCTCCCACCGCTGGAGCGTATCCTCTCGGCCCCATGCTGCCTTCGTTCCCTTGACCATGTTTCCTGTCGCCGGCAGCAAATCCACCGCAGCCGCGAAATCGTCGGAAGCTGCTGGATTGCCGTGCTCGATGTCCCACAGGGCATTTGCCGCCCGCAGGAACTTCGTGTTGTCCTTGGCCTTGAGTTTTGCGAACGGCAGCCGCTTCTTCGCCAGCACCGCCTCCCATAACTCCGCTGTGTAGTTGCAGCGGGCGACTATGAGCGTCTGGTCGGTGGCCGACAAGCCGGCTGCGACTGTCTCGGCGTACCCTCCGCGAATGACCTCGCCAGAATGGTCGGCTGGCGCGATCCCCCTGTCCCAGTAGCCCTCTCGCATCCTCTTCAGGCAGGCTTCGCCAAGATCAAGCACCGGAGCCGGGCATCGCCAGGTTTTCGGCATGATCCGCTGCTTGTCGGCCTTCCAGGACATGAATAGGCGGGCATCGGAACCGCCGAAGCCAAAAATGCTTTGCATGGGGTCGCCGGCCAGGTACACCCATTTCACGTTTTCGCCGCTCGCCAGCCGCCGGCAGCACACATCGACCAGCGGCGAGGCGTCCTGCTGCTCGTCCATGACCCATGCCCGCACGTTTGGCGGCAACTCGCCCTCCGGGTCGGTTTCCTCGAACCCCTCCGGCATGAACCGAATTCCTCCGAACCGTGCCAAGAGGTCCGTGAAGTCGCAGCGGCACTCAAGCCGCTTCGCGGCCTCGTACTTCTCAATGTACTGCTTGCAAGCCGCGTAGGATGGCACAGAATCGCCCAGGCGGGCCGCTCGCAATATGGTGGCCTCCAATGGCTCCATTCTTGATCTGGCCTGCTCCCAGGCGTTCAGGGCCGCCGCGGCGGCCTTCTCGCCAGTAAAACGCGCGTACCCGCTGTCTTCGTCAATGATCGTCCTGACGTTGACGCCGAGGACTTTCGCGATCCACTCGGCGGAAGCCTTGCTGTCGTCAAGCAGGTCGCCCTTTCTGACGCCCAACTGCCGGTAGGCAATCGAGTGGACGGTCTTGAACCAACCATCTTTCGCCAGCACGTCCGGCGGCACGTTCCAGTTGCCGCTGGCCCGATCGACGGCCTCGGCACGAGCGGCGCGGGTGAAACTCGTGAAGCCAATCGAAAACGGGCTCCCGCCTAGCTGTTTTTTTGCGGTATCAATCACGCCCATCAATTCCGTCGTCTTCCCAGTGCCGGCACCGCCGACCAACCGTGCTATCTGTGCTGCCATTGTTTTGACCATCTTTCCAAGGGGGTGTAAAAAACGCGGTAGACGCAAACCGTTGCAAATCAAGAACTTGCGTCACGAAAACCATCTTTCCAGAAATCCATCACTTTTTTTCGAATTCAAAATCGACCTCCTCGTGAATAGAAAAGGCGGTTTCGGCTTCAGCCCCGAACTCGCCTGCCGCAAGGCTCTCCAGAGCCCGCAGGTGGGCCGCTGTGAACCGGACGAAGCGGCGGCTGCTCCCGCCCTCTCCTGGCCCCCTGGAGGCCGGCAGGGACTTCTGGCCGACGGCTGCGAGGATCATCTTCTTGATCTTGAGGATGTCGCCGTCCTCCAGTTTCCGACGGCCACGATCAACCATCTCCCACGCCTTCATCCACGCGAACCACAGTTCCCAGACGCCGTCCCGGCCGCGGACCCACGCCGGCATCCCCGTGACATCCGGCGAGCCGTCCTCCTCCGCGTCGTCGTCCGGCTTCGGCGACATCGAGAGCACCTCAAGCAGCCAGCCGGCCACCGTGGCGAACCGGCAGTTCTCTGCGGTCGCGGCCTCCTGAGACGCCTCGTCCATGAGCTTGGCTTTCAAGCCGCGTATCGCGGCCTGCCCCTTTTTCTTCCCCTGCCCGTTCCAGATTCCGAACCACTCCTCTGGCACAGAATCGACGATCACCGTGTGCGTCGCCTCAAGGATCGCCTGGGCAACCTTGGCGGCTGACCGAAACGACTCCGCGTTGAGCGGCACAGTCACCCGCACCGTTTTCTGCTCTTTTCCGACCTCCCGAAACACTGGCACGGTAAGGGCGTAGGAAACCGGGTCGCTGTGGATGACCTTCAGGTGCCACTGCCCAGGCCACCACTCACTTCCGTCGTACCGCAGGCCGATGGTGGTGAATGGCAGCGTCTTGTTCTCGCCCTCCGTCGGCGGCTCCGCTCCGTTTTCCATTCGCTCAACGACGGCCTTCGACTTCTCGACCTCGTCCGCAACGCCATGCGCACGTTTTCGCGTTGCCCACGCCAGTTCGTGCCGGAAGATGTTCTCGATTTCGTCATCGCCCTTCGGCGGGTTGCACCTCTGCTTGTTCATCGCCTTGATGAGTTCAAGCACGTCCTGCTGCTCTACGGCGTCGTGGACGTTGAGCATATTGATGCACTGACGTGCGGCGAACCGAACGAGAGAGTCGTGCCTGTCGCCCTCGCCCATCGGCGTGTAGAGAATCTTGTTGGCCGACGGCTTCCGCTCGACAGCATCGCCTCCACCAGACTTGTCGCCGGACTCATTGATGATCGCGACCAGCAACTCTTTTGGCAGTTCAGCGACCTCGCAGTCTTCGCAACTCATGCCATCGACCCATGAGTAGGATGCACCGCTGAAGTGCGAACTCGGCGGGAAGATCGACTGGGCGCCGCGTTTGCCACCGCCGATGCGAATCTCCAGGCCGGCGAGCTTGTAGACAGCCTGCTGCGGAAGCCTCCGGTCCCACTTGAAGAGCCGGTGCGTTGACCGCTTCGATGTGAACGTCGGGGTGTATGCCTTGTCGATCCCAAAACGCTCCGCGGTCTTCCTGCCTTGCTCTGTGTCGAACTCTATGTCGATGATGCCGCTCTTTTCGCCAAGCTGCACGCCGATGTTGTAGTTCTTGACTCCGTCGTACCAGTGAGACAGTTCGTCTTCGTCGGTCATCGACTTGTGCTGCCAGGCGTTCAGCACCGGGTGCTTCCCCGGCGTGGCACATTGGTCATTCCGGCAAGTGCATTTCTCGCCGATTGACCCGTGGCACGGCACGATGTGCCACCCCTTCGCCGCATAGATCGCAGCCCACTTGAACCTTACGTCGCTCATCGAATCGCTCCTTCTTCTCGCCAGCTTGTTTCGTTCTCCCTCGCCGAAACCAACCGCAATGTCTTGTGCTTGTCGTGATACGATGCCCACCGCTCGCGGAGGGCGTCGTCGGCCATCGCGTTTCCGCACCGCTCATCAGATCGCGTGGCGACGGTTGCCAGCGAAATCCCCTCGCCAGCCAGAAAAGAGTCGCGCAAAAATGCAAACGTCTTTGGGTAGTGGTCAACGCGACTGCTTCCCCAGTCCAGCGGCTCGCCGCTAGAGTCGCTCGTGACGCTGCCGCCAGCCGAGAGAAACCGCAGCCGCTTGTATTCGCATACTTGGTCGGCCACAGCCCTGCGCATTGCCGATGTCGCGACCGCCTCGGGCTTGAATCCAGAGCAGCACTTCTTCCAACTAAAGTCGATCTCCATGCCGTTTTCGTAGGCCACGAACAAGTGATTCACGTTCGTTGGCGATTTGCCGTAGAAGCGGTAGCCGTCGCCGTGACGAACTCTGATGCCGATCACCTGCTCCTCAAGGCCAGGCAATATTTTGTCATCCGGCCGATCGTGCCGCTCAAGGATCAGTGACAAGAAAAACATCGCGTGCGCTGGCTTGACCAGTTCGCCGCCGCCGTATCCAGAGATGATCTCTCGACAGTGGCGCTCCAGCGCCGCCTTGGATGCAAACTCCTGGCCTCTTACGATGGCAGGGCTCCGTCCCGCTTTCGTCATGACGCGACCACCTAGTTGCGCGAATAGAAATCCTGAACACACGCCGGAACGTCCGGTCGGCAGATGGGCGATTCGTGATTCAGGACGCACTCGACCATCTGCGTTTCCGCGTCCCAGATTCCGCGAAAGATCGCGGTAAGTTCGTCGTCCGGCGAAAACTCCCACTGGATGGTCGCTGCGACGCCACCAGCGGCGTCGGCTAACTCGAAGACGTAAACGTCGCTGATGTTTCCGGCACCGGGGCATTCGTCCATGACCCTGCCGATGGCCCTGAAAACACTCGACACGCATCGACCGCACGACAGATCAACATCAATCTCCATGACTCATCTCCTTTGATGATTGGTTGTGTTCAAAAATCCCCCTCCCTCCCCGCTTGGGCGTCGGGGAGGGAGGGAGGGAGGAAGTGCGTCCGGCGTCATGGTGGAAAGGTGACACCAGAGGCTCGCCGGACTGACCGCGTTACAACGCCACCACGGCCTGGGCGACCGGCCTGCACATACGCAGGTTTCGGGCCGCCGGCCCAGCCGCGTGGACTACTCGTCGTGGTCGCCCGTGGCCTCCACGACGGCACCGACCGGAGGACGCGAGAACATCGCCTTCAGCGGCTCCGCGTAGAGCCGGCGGGCGATCTCACCCTGCTCCTCACTGATCTGGCCGACGATGCGAGGCACGATCAGCGAGTAGGGCTGGCCGTTCTTGCCCTTGGCCTTTTCGAGCTTCAGCCCCACGACGCACTCGTAGTGGAAACTCGGCAGACGCTTCTGGAACGGCAGCCAGCCGCGCAGGCTCCCCGGCCCGACGGTCACGAGCATCGGCCACACGTCGCCATCGCGGAGGATGGCGAGGATGCGGCTCTCCTTGCACCGCTTGCCGGCACCGCCACGGGCAGAGCCGTAGCCGAACTCGGGAGACGCCGAGAGCGCCGCCCAGTCGAAACGACGATCGCCAATACGATACCGTTCCAAAGCGACTGGATCGATCGATCCGAGGTCATCGCTGACGCGATAGCCCACGAGCAGATCGTTCGTCACGATCACCGGACGCTGGTCGGTCGGGTCGTCCTGGGGCCACAGCACCCCACGCTTGGCGATCCCGACAAGCAGGCCGACGATCTCGTCCTCGGCCTCCTCGTTGCCGTTGATGTTCACCGTCCACTTCGTGCCGCCGCCCGCGGGGGTTTTGACACGAACCAATTCCTGCTCCTGCATCGGCTCGCCGTCGAGGTTCGCCTCGATGATGCGGGCCTGGCGGGAGTCCGGCGCAAGGGCCGGATAGCTCACCACGTTCACATTCGTACTCAACGCTGTCGTCATGCTTTTTTCTCCGTGCATGAAAACCTCTCGAACCAATGCGTCACCCCACCGTGAGGTGCCGCAACTTGGGCTGGACGAACTCGCCGACCAGACCCTCGAACACCGTCCCTTGGGACCACGGCGAGCGGGCATCCGTGCCCGCTTCGTTCGCCATCTCCTTCAGCAGGCTTTTCAGCCTCGCCGTGTTGACCTGCGTGACCGCATCCAGCAGCCCCGCCTGTCGTGCGGCCTCCATGACCGCCTCTTTGCGTGCCTCCGGCACGCTGCACGAGTGGGTCCACTCCACCCGCCAACTGCGCCCGGCGACGCGAACGCCGTCGAGCCGTTGTGTCTGAAACTCCTCCAGAGCCAGTTGCTCCAAGTGCTCGCGACGAGCCTTGAGCGTGTCGATCTGGTCGTTGAGTTCGACCAGCTTGCTGTCGATCTTCACGATCTCAGCGAGCACTGGTTGTAGCGTTGTGTCGCTTTGCGTATCCGTCGATGATGACATCGAGAACCTCCTTCCGGTCGCGTAGAGCCTCGTACACCCGGCCGTCCACCGTGGAGCGACCATTGATCGTTGCGACGAGGTGATAGATGTGCGTCGTCTTCGCCTGCCCAGGCCGGTGCAGCCGCGCGACGGCCTGCTCGTACTCGGAGAGCGAGTAGCCGAGCGAGTAGAAGAAGCAGTAGCTCGCCCTCGTTAGGTCAATGCCGATCCCGCCAGACTGAATCTGGGCCACCAGCACGTTCGTCTTCCCGGCCTGCCAGTCGGCCAGTTCGTTGCGGTGGCCCGACAACTCGCTCACCGCCCTGCCGTTGTCTAGTGCTGCCGACTTTGCGGCGGCGATGTCGGACGTAAATCGGCAGAAAACCACGACAGGCTCGTCAGCGGGAAGGTCTTCTAGTCTATCGGCCAGCGCGCTGGCCTTGCTGGGATTGGCGACGATTTTCTGAGCGGCCTCCTGTCCGTCGAACCGGACGCTGCCGCCACAGATTTGCTGAATCCTGAGCAACTGCACGAGGGCGTTCGTGGGCGTGATCGTCCCGGCCTCGCAGACGGCACAGAACTCAGTCTCCACCTCCCGGTACAGCCGCGCCTCGGCGGGGTCCAGTTCGCACTGGATGTCGTCGTACATGATCGGCGGGAGGTCGAGCACGTCGCTCGACTTCACATGGTGCGTCGTCGCTGCGATCTTGGCGTGTGCCTGATCAAGATTCTTGAACCCCACGACGAACTTCTGCGGGCCGTTGGCAATGACGGCGTAGTTGGCCTTGTGCAGCGTGTAGGACGGCCCAAACGTGACCTGCGGGTATTCGACGGCCGCCCAGACGGCCCAGGCGTCGAGGATTGAGTGCGAGATCATCGTGCCGGACAAGCCGATCCGCTTGGCCCACTTGTGGTTGGCCTTGACGAGCTTCCTCGCCCACCGGCTGGCGACGCCCGAGGGGCTTTTGAGCCGGTGAATTTCGTCCCACGCGATCACGTCCCAGCGGACCCGCTCCAATCCCTTGATCCGCCACATGCTCTCGAAGTTCGTGACGATGATGACCGGCGTCACGTCGGCCAGCGCGGAGGTCAGGTCGTCGGCCTTCCGCTTGCTGTTTCCGCGGTCGAGGGCGACGATGCGGACAGCCGGAAGCCAGAGGCCGACCTGCTTCACCCAGGCCGGAATCACGGCTTTCGGGCAAGCCACGAAGATTCTGGTCGCCCCAGCGGCGATCTGCCGCTCGATGTAGGCAAGCGTGCTTTTCGTCTTCCCGCTGCCCATGCCGTGATGCCAAAGGATGGCATCGCGGCCGTCGGCCCAGTCGTTCGCCTCCTGCTGATGACGCCAGAGTTCCACGCCACTCTCTCCTTGAGGGTGCGTGAATCTATCGGCCACCTAGTCGTCAGGTCAAGAGAATTATTTTTTTCGCGGGCGTCCGACCTTTTTGCCGGCCGCGGCGAGCGCCAGGTCGGCCTTGATGTTGGCCTGGCACGATTGACGGGAGACGATCCAGATTCGCGGCCCTGTGCGGCCACGGCTGCTCCACGGCTGGCGGGCGACGATTTTTCCGCCGGCGGCGAGTCGTGGGATCATGGACGCAGTCACCCGCAGGATTTTCGCCGCCTCGACCAGCCCGATGGCGTCGTCGAACGCGATCGGCGTTTTGACGGCCTTCAGGTGCCGCAGGACGGCCGCCCGCAGGTGCAGCCAAGCCCGAGGCCGTCGGCCGTGGTCGCCTGCGTCGTAGCGTTCCTGATATTCCTGGTAGTCCCGTTCGCACTCCTCGCCGTCGAAAATAGCGTAGGACTTCGTGGGGCTGGCGACCCACGCGGAATCCGCGACGACGTGAGCGGACAGTTTGCCGGCGTTCAGGAGCTTCGCCGGCCGGCTGAAGTGGACGCCCATCAGAGCCGCTGCCTCGAATGCACCGACCGCCTGGTGGACGTAGTGTCCAGATTGCGGCGTCCTTGCCGGTTTTGTTTGTTTTACCGGCCTTCCCATCTGTCTGACCCTTTTGCACTTGAAATGGAGGATAGGGGATTCTACCCTTGACCGCTGGCAAAAACCCCATGGAGGAGCCAGCGATGCAAAGGAAGCACGTCGTAATCATTGATTGGCAGGACGGCGATGTCGAGGACGCCGACGAGATTGCGGTTTTCGCAGACTCTCCGGCGGCGGCCATCGAGAAGGCGCGACGAAAATGGCGACTGACCATCGGTGCCGACTACCCGCACTGCAAAATTGTGGAGTCAAACATCTTGACCCACAAGATGGCTGCCCAATTTGCCTGACCCCCATGTGGGTGGCAGTGTCCCTCCACGCCACGGAGGGGCACCAATGAAACTTCTAGAGATCGTCGAGACGCTGTACGCCCCGCTCCGCGGGATCAGCGAGCGCACGGTCGAGATTTACGCCGGGGCGCTGCGGCGGTTCGCCGAGTTTCTGAAGCATGAGCCGACGACGACCGACCTAGACGAGATCGTCGTGGCGAGGTTCCTGGCGTGGCGCGTCCGCGAGTCGTCGCCTGGGTCGGCCGCAAAAGACCGCGCCTGCCTGCGGGCGCTCTGGGAATTCGCCGCGAAACGCCGGCTAACCGACCGCTGGCCTGAGATTCGGACGATCTGCGTGCCCGAGCGGGTGCCGAGGGCCTGGCTACTCGACGAGTTCCAGCGGCTGCTCGACGCCTGCGATGGCGAGCACGGCGAAGTCGTCGGCGTGCCGGCGAGGCTCTGGTTCAGGGCGATCCTACTGACCGCGTACTGGACCGGCGAACGCATCGGCAGCCTGCTATCCATCACCTGGGACGATGTGACCGAGGAGGCGATCCTATTCCCGGCCGAGGGCCGCAAGGGCCGCCGCGAGGACATCTACCGCCCGATTCCGCCGGAGTGCTACGCCGCGATCCAGGCGATCCGCACGAACCGCAAGATCGTGTTCGACTGGGACCGCTGCTACACGAGCATCTGGGGCCGCCTGGGCAAAGTCTGCGAGCGGGCAGGGCTGCCGAACGACCGCGTGAGCAAATTCCACAGGGTCCGCAAAACGGCCGCGAGCTATTTCGAGGCCGGCGGCGGGGACGCCCAGGCTCTGATGGCCCACAAAAATCGCGGCACGACCAGGCGATACCTTGATCCGAGGATCGTGCGGACGAAGGCCGCGCCGGATATTTTGCCGCGGGTGGGTTAGCTGCCGTAACTGCCGCCGTCCAGCGTCACGCCATCGATCGTTCCGCCGGTGATGGCGACGTTCGACGCTGACTGCGTTGCGATGCTGCCGAGGCCGAGGTTCGTCCGGGCCGTCGGCGCGTCGGCCACGTCGGACAGATTTGACGCCTTCGCCATCTTCCCGCCGAGGGCCGTGCTGATCGTCGTGCTGAATGATGCGTCCGACCCCAGTGCGTCGGCCAACTCCTTCAGCGTATTGAGCGCCTCAGGCGCCGAGTTTACGAGAGCCGACACAGCCGCGCTCACGAATGCCGTCGTGGCGAGTTTGGTCGTGCTGTCGCCGGCAGACTGCGTGGTCGCCGTCGTGCCGCTTGGCAGCGTGGGCGTGCCGGTGAACGTCGGCGAGTTGAGCGGAGCGTAGGTCGATGCCGCCGTCGCGGACGTGAGGTAGGAGCCGAGCGTCGTCGAGAGCCCGGTCGTCGTCACATACGACCCCAGCGTCGAGGACAGGCTGGAGGCGGTGACGTAGGACGACAGTTGGCTGGAGAGCCACGCGCCGCCGCCGATCGCGACTACGCTCGTGGCCGTGCCACCCTCGCCCCCCGTGCCGACGCCGACGAACAGAGTTCCGCCGCCGCCCTCGGAGTAGGCCAGTTCGGCGTTAGCGAGGCTTGATGGTGCAGAGGCTCCGGTGGACCGCTTGATACGAATGGTCGAGGGCATTTTTATCTCCTAGTACGCGCCGCCGTCGAGCAACTGGCCCGTCGGGTAGTTCTTCCACTTTCCCGACTGATACCGCAGCAGGTCGCCATCGGCGACGCCCGTGAGTGTCACGTCCGACGCCGCCGAGAGGGCGTTGCCGGGGATGCCCTGCTGCCCCTGCGGGCCGGCGGGGCCGACGCCTGCGCTGATCGTCGCACTCACACTCGACGCCGCGACGCTGGCAGAGACTTGCCCGCCCGAGACGCTCGCCGTGATCGGGTGGCTCTGGACGGTCGCCGTGACGCTCATCGCGTCACCTCGGCGAAGCCCTGCAATGCCGTGCGCTTCGCGCCGTTGTCCCACTCCAGCCGCCAGCCGTAGGTGCCTGGGGCCAGCGAGGCCGTCTGGGCCTCGGTCAGGGCGACGTTCACTGAGCCAGCGGCGGCATCGACGAACGTCGTCGTCGCCGTGGCGACGGTCTGGCCGGTCACGAGGCTTACGATGGCCGACGAGACGGTGTACCCAGACAGCGACGTGTCGAAGTCAATGACGGTGCCGTACTCGTCGCCGGCTCGAAAGGCGAGGCTCAGAGAGCCTGGAAGCTGCGTGGCGGTCGGCATCAAGCCTCCTCAGTTTTTGTCGTCATGCGGCATCGGGCTGCCGGCCGTCCGCGGCTGGAGGGCGTAGAGGAGCCGCGTCTGCTCCTGGATGGCCTGGCTGATCTCCTTTTGTGTCTCGCAGATGCCACGGAGTGTCTCGCGGTGCGACTCTAGCAGCGGCAGGATCACGTCCTGACGCAAAAAATACCCGAGGGCGATTGCCACGAGGGTAGGGAAGCCGTAGCGCTCCAAGACGCTCTTGCCGAAGTCGTTCATGCTGCCGTCCGTGGCTGTGTCTATCCCTCCATTATATTGGTGCGTAGCCTCTGCAACGCCGCATCGCAGCGGCGGTAGAGCCCATCCACCAGGCCGCTATTGTCGATCACGGCGTCCACGAGTGCGTCGGGGATGCCGGCCTCGCTAGAGTGCTGCGCCGCGGCCTTGGTGAGGCAGTCGGTCCTACGCTCGATACGCCAGATGTGCCCGCCGGCCGCCTTGATGGCACCGACTTCATTCTCGAACCTCACGTCTGTGATGACGACGCCGCCGGAGCCCCGCAGGTACTTATGGCACGCCTCGACCTGCCGCATGGCCGTCTGCACCCAGATGTCGTCGCGGACCATGTCTCGCCCCCACTCCGTCCCGAGCGTCTGGAGAAGCTCGCGTGGGCTCCTCCCCAGCCACTCGATCGGCCGCTCTTTGTTCTCGCGGTCGCGGAGCCATGCTGGATCGACCCGCAGGATCGACGCGACCGCGGCGTAGATCGGGTCGGCAAACCCGAACTGAATCCAGCCGTGGCGGCGGCACAGGTGGTCGGCGAGCGTGTTTTTGCCGGAGCCAGCGGCCCCGCAGAGTCCGAGGAGCATCAGTAGCCTCCGTCCAGTTCGTGGTCAGGCCGCGCCGGCCGGAGCCACTCCGGTGCCGGCCGGGCGTTCTCCATGTGGGCCAGCCGGTAGTTCAACCGCTCGATCTCTTCGAGCGACCTGCCAAGGGCGGCGGCGAGCGTGCCGCTGGTGCCCGTCCAGCAGTTCGCGGGGCCGTATTTATTGACGAGCGTCCACGCTCGCTGGATTTCGTCGTGGGTCATTTCAGAAAGATGGGGAGCACTTTGGTGACGCGGCCGTGGTCGTGGTCGATGATGACAAGGCTCTGAGACGGCGGCTGATACTCAGCCTTGATGCGGTCGGCAAAGGCGTTATGGCCGATGAGGCAGCCGTTCGCGACGAATCTGTACGGCAGCCAACTGAAGCAGTGCCAGTGCCCGAAGATGTCCAGGTCTGCGCGTTGGGCCTGGTTCCAGTTCGCGATGGCTTTGTTGGCCGGGATCGTCAGGCCGCCGACGCCGCCGCCGAATCGGATGGCGTGGCCGTGGTGGGCGCGGACGATGAAGCCGTCCAGGTTGATGTTGTTGAGGTAGCCCTCGCCGATCCGCCACTCGACGTGCCGGCGTCGCTCCTGGGCCGCCATCGTGAGGTACAGGTGATGCTCAAAAGAGTGGTCGTTCTCAGTCGCCATCCTGGGGTGCTTTGTCGAGCGGCCGTGGTTCCCGCTGGCCGTCGCGACCAGCACAGGCGCGATCTCCTGCATGGCGTCGATGACACCGCCAAGACGCTCTCCTGCCCACCTCGTCGCCGCGAGCGGCGCCAGTTGCGTTACCTCGACGAGGTCGTCGTGGATATGCCCAGTAATAAAGTCGCCGAGCGCGGCCACGACGATCCGGCGGATGCCGGTGAGGTGCTTTTCGTGCTCGATTAGCATCGAGGCTCGCTGGACAAGCTGCTCAATGCGGCGGTCGGCGATCTCCAGCGTGAAGTGATTCAGGTTTCGGCACGTCTCCGGCCGCACTTCCTCCTCGACGTGCCAATCGGAGAGCACAAGGACGGCCGTGGCTTCAGGCCGGCTGCCACGCTGCCGCTTCGTGACGATCTTCTTCGAGCCGACGCCGGCCAGGGCCTTGAGGCTGTTCGCTGCCTCCTTCTCGGCCTCCAGCCGGTGCAGCGCCGCCTCGTATTTCTTGCGAAGCGAGGACAGTTCGCTCCGCAACTTCGCCGCCTCGGCGTCGCGGGCGATCTCTAGCTGTCGCTCGACCGCAGCCACCGCATGATCGTTGTTTCGCTTTTTGGCGCGGGCCATTTCTCCTCCATGCAGCGGGCGACGATTCCTCGGTACACAACCACGATCTGGACGCCCTGGAGACGCCCGCATTGCCACTCGCGCCTGATCTCGGCCATCTCGGCCTGGCCTTCCGGTGGCAGGAACCTTGTCCAACGCTTGTTAAGTGGCTGGCTTCGCGCGGCCTCGGCTGCGGCGAGCACACAGGTCATCGCGGACGAACTTTTTTTCGCCATCACTCCTCCTTGATGCGGTAGCCCAGCGCCCAGAGGATCCTCGCGAGGTCGCCGCCGGCCTGGGTGATGCTCTCCTCGCTCATTTGCGGGAAGCAACAGTGCAGCCCCTCGTGAATTTCGGTTTCGAGCCGCTGGCGCTTCACAAGCCGCGAGTCGATCAAGACCTTGCGTGGCAGCGATGGATTTTTGACATCAGGCAGGTACGCCCACCCTGCGGCCTGCCCCTTGAGGCGTGTGTATCGCCACAGCCACCGCAGGCCGCCGATCGTGAAGTGGTGGTCGCTCGCCATGCCCGAATAGTATTGCTCTGTCGCCTACTTGGGTCAAGCCAAAAACAGCCTGGCAAGATGGGGGGCTTCGGGCTGAGGGCTATGTCAAAGCCGCAGCCGGAACGGAATAGCTGCCGGTGCCGTAGAGCGCCGTCGAACTGATCCGAATATCATCCATGTAGCCGACAAATTTCCCGCCAATGCCTGATCCAGACCACTGGTCGGCAAGCGCCTGTGCGCGGCCAAACTCAATCGCGCCATATTCATACGCGGCCCATGTGCCGCTCGGGATCGCCAGAGTCCCGGCCTCACTGCCGTCAATTTTCAATCGCAATACGCCGTTCGCCGGATCGCACACAACGGCGAGGTGATGCCACGCATTCCGCGAGAGGCTTGGCACGGTGAGCCGCGCTGAAACGCCGTTTGTGAACAGTTCCATCGTTACGCCGCCGCCGGGAATGGCAACGTGCTGATACACCACGCCGTTCTCGTCGTAGGCGTATTGCGGCGTTGAAATCGTGTTGTCGTACACCACCAACAGGCTGCCGCCGCTACCGCCTTGGATGCTGTTGGCGTTGAGCTGTACTGCAAAATAGGTTTCGCCGTCGTCTGGCGTCCATTCGCCGTAAGCCGTGCCGGTTGAATACGCTGGCGAGGCCGTCGGACGCAACCACATTTCGACTGTGAACGGCCCGCCGTTAAACACGGCGGCCATGTCGGAAAAATAGGAAGCGTATCCGCCGCCCCACTCCGGCCATAGCGTCATGCCCATATACGGCGGGCCATTTCCTGTAAGCCCGAATTGGTACGACGCCTCGCCGAATTTCTTCTCTGCGCCGCTGATCTTCGGGATATCGCCGGGGAAAAGGTAGGTGTAACTAAGTTTGAGGAAATGCCGGCGGCAGCCCCAATCCTCCAATCCGTGAGCGGCGCGGAGAAGCAATTCCGTTGTCGGGTTGGTCGGCCGCGTGTACGCGAACGCCGCCGTCGGCACTGTGATCGTTGAGCCGGAGTAAATCGCGCCGGCCGACACGCGAAAATTGCTGACGAAACTGGACGCCGCCGTATACCACGGTCCTAGACCAAATTCGTCGATTGGCCCAGACGGTGACGCCACGCCCGTGCAGGCGAGAGCGCCGTTGATGTAGAGGCGGCATTGGTCGTTCGCGTAGTCAACAACGAGCGCGAGGTGATTCCATGCGTTTTCGGTGAGCATGGTCGTGGTGTATGCACGCTCTGATCCGAAGTTGGCGTATACGTCTGCGTAGACCGCCGTGTAGTTCACAGGCACAGCCCCGTAGGGATTGTTCTCGTCGCTGGCGACAGCCGCGACGGTGAAGCCGCCGACGGTGAAATACCGCTCGGTGCTGCCTAAATACTGACCGTAGGTCGTCAGGCTGCCAACGCCCGGCTTGTAGAACATCTCAACGGTGAAGGACGTTGCGTTTACCTGATTGCGGAAATGCCACTGGCCCACCAGCGGTGGCTGCACCGGCTGATAGACCGGATCGTAGTAGTAGCCGTTCGTCCGAATCGTCGCCGTGAGGAACGGGCCCGAGCCGTATGGTTCTGGGCCAACCTGTAGGCAGTTGCCGCCAAACGGGCCTCCGCCAACGGTGGACGGAATTGCGTAGAATCCGCTGATGTCGCCGACACTACCAGAATCGTAGTTACCCTGCGACCCCAACCAGTAGTTATTTGGGCCGTCGTCTACAAACGTGTCACCGTCGAACCGCGCGAGGAGGATCGGCGGCGTCTCCTCCTCCTCCACGGTGAGCGTGGCGGAATCGCTGGTCACGGGCGTTGCGCCGCCGGTCGCGGACACGATGACGCGAACCACCAAACCATCGGCCGACGCCGTAAGCCCGGTGAGCGCAAGGCTCGCGCTCGTCGCGCCTGCAATATCGGAGAACGCCCCCGAAAAAGTCTGCTCCTGCCACTGATAGGAGAGCGTTGCCCCTTCTGTGACGGTGGCCGTGACGCTAAACGTCGCCGCCCCGCCGACGGCTAGTTGGTTCGTCGGCTGTTGCGTGATCGTGATGACGGGCGTGGCCGGAGCCTCGACCGTGAGCGTGGCGGCGTTGCTCGTCACAGAGTTTGCGCCGCCAGTTGCCGACACGACGACGCGGTAAACGTCGCCGTCGTCGGCGGCGTTCGTGAGCGATGAGAGGGCCAGAGATGCGCTAGTTGCGCCGCTGACGTTCGCGAAGTTGCCGGCGCCGCCTTCCTGTTTCTGCCACTGGTAGGAGAGCGTTGCCCCTTGCGTCACAGTAGCAGCGACCGAAAACGTCGCAGCACCAGACGACGCCGTTTGATTGGTCGGCTGCGAGGTGATCGTAATGACGGGCGCAGCGTTGACCGTCAGCGTGACCGGATCGCTGGTTACGGGCGTAGCGCCGTTGTCGGACGACACGATGACGCGGTACACGTCTCCGTTGTCGTCTGCCTCGGTTAGCCCTGTCAGTACGAGACGGCTCCGCAGTCCAACGGGAGCGTTTTCGGTCGTCGCTCCGCTGATATTTACGAACGCGCCTACGCCGCCCTCCTGTTTCTGCCACTGGAATGACACGGTTCCAGACAGCGATACAGCGGCATAGACGGAGAAAGTGGCGCTGCCATTTATTGCAGATTGGTTTGTGGGCCACTCAAGAACCTGAATCCACGGGACGGTAAGCGTAGACAGCATCGAATACGCATTGTCCGCGCCTCCGGTTGCTGACACGATGCAGCGGTATGCGTCTCCGTTGTTTTCTTCGTATGTAAGCCCAGTGAGCAAGAGGCTCGCGCTCGTGGCCCCCGGAATTGGAACAAAATTCAGCGATGGGCTTCCGTCCTCAACGTGTTTCTCCCACTGATATGACAGAGTTGCGCCGTCTGTGACCGCAGCGACGACAGAAAACGTCGCGTTTCCGTTTTGGGAAATTTGGCTTGTAGAGTCCTGCACGATCGTGATGACTGAGACGCGAGAGCCGTAGAACGGCCACGACCAATCTCCGACGCCGGATGGATTCGCCGCACGCACGCGAATCGTGATGGGGACGTTCAGCCCTATCCCATACGGCGGCTCTGTCGCAGTTAGGTAATGCGGAGACTCGTTGCTGCCGACGATCATCGCCGTTCCGTTTTGCAGCGTATATTCCACAACGTAGCCAACTATGGTTCCGTTTGGCTCCTCTGGTGGAAGCCACTGTATTCTCAGTGCCGATGTGCCGTCGTTTGGCTGGCCTGGGGCAACAACGCTTGACGCCCACACCGCCAGCGGCGCGGATGGACGCGGCGGCCAAACGATGACCGTGCCCAGGTACGCGCGCACGGCGGCGGCGGCACCAACGCGAAGCGCGGAGACAGCGGGCACAAACTTCATTCGACTATCACATAGAGCGTGGTAGCGTCGGGCGAGGATATGGCGTCATACTGCGCCTGAGTGAGCCGCCGAATGGCCGACACGCTGCCGGCGTTGGCGACCGCGTTGGAAACGTCACCGACGGCGAGCGTCACCGTGCCGGTGCGCCCCGCAACCGACTGCACCGGGGCGGCCGATGCGGCGGCGGTCGAGAAGTCCGATATCGTCGCGGCCGTTTGCGTCCCGGTGTGGTTTGCCCTGGCGAGAAGATGCGCGTCGGTCTGATTCGCCGTTGCGCCGGTCGCAATCCCGTCGAGTTTTGTTTTTGCCGCCGATGCCGCCCACCATGCGGCAATGGCTTGGAACACGCGCAACGGCGTGAATGCCACCCGCGTTGTCGATGTGCCCGCCTCCGCGTCGGCTTGGCTCACCGTGGACGCGGCCCACTCGCGGGAATCCGATAGCCGCGCGTCGGACGTTGCAACGGCGTTCGTGATATCGGCAACGGCGAGCGTCACCGCGCCCGTGCGCCCGGCAACCGATTGAATTGGGGCGGCGGCTGAAGCACGGGCATTTGTGAAGTAGAGGTTGGTTGTGCCCTCAGTCAGCGCGTCCGTGGAGCTCGGCGCAGACCCGCCACTGCCAAGCGTGATCGACTGAATCGTGTTCGACGGCGTGCGGACAAAGAGCTTGCCGTCCGCGTAGTTGATCGCCACCTCGTTGGCCTCAAGTTCCGCGAGCGACGGCGATACGCCAGGCGTATAGGAACGCCGCAGCTTTATTTTGTTAGCCATTTGTCACCTATGGTGTCGCCCCGGTATAGTCGCCGCCGTCTATTTCGTCGTTCTCGCCAAGCCCGCCGCCGCCCCCAGACGCCACCGTCAGCGTCCCAACGCCGGTCGTCACCGTCACGTTCGCGCCGGCCACGAGCGACAGCGTTCCTGTCTGGCCGTTCAGCGACGTAACGTATGGGTGGGCGTGCGACGATTCGGCGGCCGTCAGGTCGGCGGCGACGAGGCTAACCGAGCCCGTCTTCCCGTTGACACTGACGACGTTCGCGACGCTTGTGAGGTTCGTGATTTCGGCGGCAACGTGCGAGTGGACGGCCGACGCGGCAGACACGTCCACTGATGTCAGGGCAATCGTCCCCGTCTTCCCGTTGACGCTCTGCACTGGCACGTCGCGGCCGATGACCGTATAGGTGCCTTGCGCCGTCGAAATGGTGATGTTCGCGCCGGCCTGAAGCTGGAACTCCGGCGAGCCCGCCGAGAACGCCGTGCCGACGCTCACGTTCACGGCGTTGTTTGCCGTCGTGTCTCCGACGCTCACGTTGACGGAGTCGCCGCTCACGGCCGTCACGCTCGCGCCGGTGACAGTGCCGACGGTGACGTTGATGACGCTCATGGCGAGACTACGGTGACGGTGCCAGAGAGGACGGTGCGGGTGACGAGCGATGGCGTCACCCAGCGGAAATACCAGCGGTACGCGATGCTTGGCAGCAGGGCCGCCGTCTGGGCCTCGGTGAGCCCGATGTTGACCCGCCCCGTGGCCGCGTCCACGACCGCGAGCGACCAGTTCGTGGCCGTCGCCCCCGGCGTGTTCACGGCCTCCGAGCCGCCTGGCACCGAGGCGATCTGCGAGACGACGTAGATCGGCCGCGTGAACGTGTACCCCGTCAGGTCGATGTCGAAGTCCAGCGGGATTTCGACCTCGTCCCCCTGGACGAAGACGACGTTCAGTTCGGCCGGGAGTTGGGAGAACGTGGGCATACTATTGTATTGTAGCCTTTTGGGCGTTGCGGATTGCCCGTTTCACGAGCATCCGGCCAGCCAGATCGACGAACGGAAGTTTGCGTTTCGTGGCCTCCTCGCGGAGCCAGCCGACGATCTCGTCGAGGTGCTCCTCGCACCACGCGGGGCCGCGTTCGTCCATGATTCTGGCGCGTGTGTTGCACGAGCAGTTGGGCTTGGCGACGATGCCGATCTTGGCGAGAAGTTTCTTCAGTTCCGTTCCAGGCCCTTTCGCCGGCGGCTTGGGTGGCTGCGGTGTGTCGTCTTCTGCGGCTGGCTTCGGTAGAGCCGTCATCGGGTAGGCGGGGTGCTCTGTGTCGATCGACAGAATGTCGCCGTTGGTGGCGACGACGCTCTGCATCGCGACTTCGAGCGGCACGTTCCGCTGCGAGCATCGTTGTGCCAAGTGCTTTTTGTGGCAGACCACGATAGCCATCTACGCCTCGCTCACGGGAGTGGTGAAACTTCAAGCCTGACTGTGTACGGCGGGTCGCTGGCGGCCATCTGGCAGATGTCGTTCGCCGTCACTGTGACGCCGTAGTCCCCGGCGTTCTGGCCGTAGTACGGCAGGCACCCGGCCGTCGTTGCGTCGCCGGGGAGGAAATTCCCGTAGGGAGGGCAGCCGCTCGCAGCGTAGGCGAGCAGGCCGGGGTTGTAGGTGAACGGCGGGCCGAACTGCGTCCTGCCGATCGGAAGGCACAAGTCAACGAACGGGTTCCCGCCGTATGAAAAGTATTGCCCGAGGTTTCCTCCAGTGATGTATGCGTTGGACAAGATGTTTCGCCGTTGCCACCGAAACTCAAAGGCCAAGTCAACGCCGCCGCCCTCGAATGTCCTTAAGTGACCAAACAGCGTGAATAGATCGACCTCCGTGGCGCTCGCGCGCATGGCGACCCAAGCGTCGCTTGGTGTGTCGAATAGGCCGAGCCAACCCTGGTAGTTTCTCACGCAGGAGAAGGCACAGTTGTTTGTGAAGAACGAGTTGAGTGGCAGCGTTAGGTTGTGGAACCAACTCTCTCCGCAGGTCGCCGTCATGTGGACGTAGTACGCCTCGTGCTGGAGGCTCTCCGCGTAGGTCGGCAGTTGCCCCTGGCAGCACTGCCCGCTCCCAGTCCACACGCCTCCGAGTACGTCCTCGCACTCGCCCTTCAGCAAGCCAGGAATAGTTTCTCCATCGAGGCAGCAGTTTCCGAGACAGGGGTTCGGTGGCCCGCACGTCGTGCCGTCGCCGAGGTACTCGCCGCCAAAAAGTTCGCACTCGGACTGCGGGATATTCTGCGTGCAGCCCTCGGGGAAACAGCAGGCACCGCCCACAGGTGGCGGCGGCGGGCAGGTGACCTCGAAGCAGAACGTGTTGTCGCCCTGGTACGTCCCCCCGGCGTCGTCGCACTCGGACTCGGTCTTTTCCAGGCACGTTCCATCGGGAAGGCAGCACGCTCCGCGAGGCTCGATGCAGTCCTCTGGGCCGCACTCCGAGCACGGGCCGAGCCACTTTCCGCCGATGATGTCTAGGCACTGTGACTTCGTGACGTTCGGCACGCACTCGCCGTCGTCGCAGCACGCGCCGCGCGGGTCTGGGTCGCTGGTTTCGTGGCACGGCCCCTTCTCGCAGCGGATTGTGAACGTGACCTCGCTGTCTGGGCATGGGGCGAATACTCGCACGAAAATCTTCGTCGGCCCGCGAGGCTTCCTGACGATGACGTACCCCTTCGGCGGCCCCTTGAGCGAGCCAGGGTTCCTGTCGTCAGGGCAATCGCATTCCTTGTAGCCGCGCCAGTAGGAGTCGGTCGTCGCCACGCCGATCGGCTGGCACGTCGTGGGGTGCTGTGTGATGTACTGCCCCTGCACTCGCACGGACTGGCCGCCGAGCGACACATACGAGATGCAGACCCATCGCGGTGCCGCGTCGATGTCGAACTCGAAGATGGCGGGCGTGCCGCCGTCTGTCGTCAGGACAATGCCGGTCGCCGTCTCCAGCGTGCAGGCGTCGGCAGCAGGGTCTTCGCAGTCACCGAGGCACTGCTCCAGAGATGCGTACTGGCCCGTGGCGCTGGGGGCACACACCGGCCCCTTGCAGGTCTGCTGGCACTCGTGCTTTTGGCATGACGACACGCACTCGGTCGCCGTGGCGTGCGGGCCACCGACCACCTCGTCTTCTGGCAGGAGCAGCGACCCGGCCTTGCAGATCACAGTTGCGGCCTCGCCCTCGCCCTCTAGGACACAGTAGTAGCCCTCCGGGGGCGGCGGGTCGCAGTTCTCATTGCACTCCTCGCGCGTCGCGTATGGCCCGTCGGCACTCCGGTAGCAGCCGCCGTTCGGGGCACAGTCGTACCGCGAGTCGCAATCCTCCTCGCACTCCTCGCGAGTCGCGTAGGGGGCTTCTGGGTCAATGGTCTGGATGCACTCGCCGACATCGTCGCATACGAACCGGCCGAGGCACGCCTGCTCGCACGCCTCAAGCGTCGGGTATGTCGGGTTCTCGCCGCCCGCTGGCGTGCAGACGCCATCGACGCACTCGTACCCAGGCGGCGGGCAGCCCTCGCGGCACTCGGCCAGCGACTCATACGCCCCTTCGGGAAGTTCGACGGTCGGCGTGCCGCTTGCGGCGGTCGAGCACACTCGCCACTTCCGCTTCACGCAGTCGCGCGACGGCGGCTCAAGATTGACAATGCCCCCCGTGTCTCCTGGCGGCTCCGAGTCGTCTGTCTTGACGCAGCAATAGAACCGGACCACCTTGCACTCGCCGGTGTCGTTGCACCCCTCGACGCACTGCTCAAGCGGCACCGCTTCTTCTGGCTTCGCGTCCACCGGGACACAAGTCGTGTTGCCCTCGACTGGCGTACACGGGTCCACGCCCTCCTCAAGGTCTGGCGGTTCGTCGGCGCTCTTGCAGGTGGTCCCTTCCTGGCACTCAAACGTCGTACAAAGCCCCCCAGAGCACGCCTCGACGTGGCTGTCGTCCGTGAATGCAAACGTGATCTTCGAGTACATCCCGAAGTGCCACAGGCTGTCCACTGTCGATGCCTTGATTCTGATATTGAGGCACCCCGGCTCAATCTCGAACGACTCGCTTTTTGAGACGAAGTTCATCGAGCAGTCGCCGCCTCCGGTGATGCCCATCGACGACCCGATCGTGACGCTGCCAACGTCCCCGACGGTCACGGTTGTCTCGTCGAAGCCAGGGTTCACGACCTCGACGCGACCCTCCAGCGTCACAGTCAGCGTGGTTGGCTCAAGGACGTTCCACTTGGTTGAGAGTGCGACCGTTTGAGTCTGGTCGCACGGCGTCGTGCCCCCGCAGCCGCCGGTGTCCTCTTGGACAGATTCGCAGTTGAGTTCCCCGCAGTTTCCGCTGTCCTGGAAGCAAAGTAGGACGCCCTTGCCGGCATCGGAGATCGTCACCTCTGGGCCGGGGCAGCCGGCCATCGCTGTGATACGCCAGCAGCACGAGCATTGGCAGCACTCGCACTTGTCGATCGGCTTGCCTTCGCTGAAGACAAGGCTGCCGTCCTGAAAGATAAATCCCATTGCTGTTTCGTGTGATTACGGCGACGCGGTCGCCGTTGACGTGGTTGTTTCGCACTCCAGGGCCTCGACCCACTTAATCGAGCCATCCTGGATCGTGAGCACCTGAGTTCCGCTGGCTGAGTAGCCAGGCTGCTGCGTGAGGTTCGGCTGCACGAGATACCACGACGGCCCGACTCTCGCCACGGACGCCTCGCACTCGCCGGCCGGCTTCAGGCCGCACACCATATTGACAGCGCTCATAGTGCTGCCCACCCCGGATGCGCCTTGGATGGTCACTGCCTTCTGGCTCCCGATCGGCCACTCGCCCGTGAACGTGCAGACGCGGAACGTCTTCTGGTGCGGCCCCTCGATGACCGTCTCGGCCCCGCCACGAGACTTCCCGACGACGCACCACGTCATCGTCGGCGTCGGGCCTGGGTCGTCGTGCTGGAGGTAGAAGTCGCAGCACAGGTTCAGTGCCGTCGCCGTCGCCTCGACCCCGTTGCTCATCACCGCGCCGAAGGACGTGCCGGAGTGCGTGTAGTAGGTGATCTCAGTCGTCGTGCCCTTGAGCCAGTCGGCGCGGTTGTAGGCAGCCAGGCGAACGGGGTTCGGGGACTGCTGCTGAATCGACTCGAATCGAGTCGGGATGAGCGTCATCCCGCCTTTGGACGGAATGCCCTCGACGACAGCGAGAGCGCTATCGACACGTTGCTTGTACTGCTCGCCGAGGACGTAGGCTGGCATGGCTATATCGGAAGGCGAAGGCCAAGCGTGGTGAAGTTGAACTGGTCGTGCAGTGCGTATCTGTTGACGATCACCTGCGGATTCGCCTCGCTGCTTCGCGGTCGCCCATTCCAGTTCAGCGCGACCGGCTGTGCAGACGGCGTCTGCGATACGCCGCCCTCTTGGTAGTCCATCACTTTGACCATGGCACGCACTTTGTCGCCCGCCGCGACGTTGTCTGGGAGTAGGAGCGGCGGGACGACTTTCCCTCCATAGTGCCTGAGAGGCTGCCCGTACAGGTCGTCCTCGCCTCCGGCATTCACTGGAGAGAACGCCCTCACGTTGAAGCCCGTCATCGGCATGGCGACATCCCACCCGATGTCAACGTCTGACTGACCACTAGATACCCATACGCTCTGCGTGTTTTTGCGGTACGCGAACTCATACGAAACCATGTAGCCGCGGTAGAGCGTCGTCCCCCATGACTCGACGTGCTGCTCTATGTTGCACGACTTGAACAGCGTCGAGCGAGGAAACAGAGAGAGTGCCCCAAAAGTACCGCTGTCGCTGTTCACCATGCCCACGGACGCCAGTTTGGCGGTCGGGTCGGCGGCCTCGAACTGCTTGAATGCGAAGTTGACGACTGGCTCGTACTTGGATACGCCGTCGTACATATCTCCGACAATGTTCACGGCCGGGTATCTTCCTGGCAGTAGCACGCCGGCCGAATACTCTCCCCACGTCCACGCTGGCATCTCGACGTAGGAGGTGCTCACACTAAACGTCGCGTACCGCAGGTCGGGCGCCACGGCCTTCGGATCGCCGCCACCACCACCACCACCACCACCACCACCGCCGCTACCCCCGTCGCCGGCAGTCGTGCGGTACTGTGCCGTTATGATCCGCACGAGCCGGCTCTCGCCGTCTGCGCGACCCTCGACGCTCACGCACGGGATCGGGTTTGCGGTCGAGTAGACATCGCCGATGTTGACGCCGATGGCGGCGAACACGTCCAGGGCTTCGTTCGGCGAGTTCAGGATGACCTTGAACACGCGAGTCGCGGAGTCGGCTAGGCTCCCGCCGTCAGCGGACCTGGAGAATGAGTTTCCTTGAGCGAGTTCTGTGACGAGTTGGGGCATTACAGCGCGACTCCGACTTGACGGCCGATCTCGGCGAGCTTCTGGTTGACGTTCTGGAGTTCCTGGGATTGCTTCTGGAGTTCAAGGAGGTTCTGGTCGCGGGCCGAGTCTTCGCCGCGAAGTAGCCGGTTAAGCTCGCGAGCGCCTTCCTGTGTGGAGATGTCGGAGACGTTCATGGCGGCCCGACTCGGCCCCTGAAGCACGGCGTTCGCGACGGAGTCGGCGAGGTTGAAGATGGCAGGGGCGGCAGCACGCTGCTGGTCGGCGGCAAAACGGCGGATCGCGTCGTCTCTCTGGCTTCTCAGGTCTTCTGCCTGCGCCTCGGTCGCCGCCCCCGGCATCCCGTTTGTGCTGTCGAGTATGCCGCGAAGCTGCTCGTCGAAGGCCGCGTTGATGTCTGCAAAACCCTGCGCAATATCACGAGCCGCACGCTGTGCCGGAGTTTCCATTAGGTCGAGGCCGCGAGTGGCGTCACCTTCTGGCGACTGCCTCCTGCGAACCTCGGCGTCGAACTCTCGCTCGCGGTCAAGTTGCTCGATCAGCCGCCGCCTGGCGTCTATCTCGTAGGCGATGGCGTCCTGCTGCTGCCTCTCGGCCTCCGTGAGCGAATAGAGGGCACGCTCCCGCTCGGCGTACAATTCGGCTTCGCGGTTCCGAAGCCTCTCCATCTCCCGAGGGTCGGCTTCTGTGCCGTTTATCCTGGCTTCCTCGGCCAGCCGCTCTCGCTCCTGCCTGACGGCCTCTAGCTCTTCGTTGACGGCCCTCACGCCTGGGCTGTTCGCAAGCAACTCATCGCGGCGCCTGTCCATGGCGTTGTTCGCCTTAGCCAGTCGCTCTCGGTCGTTTATCAACTGCTCCTCTGCGGCATCTCTGTCTCGACGATTTGCCGCCGTCGGGCTCTGCGTTAGCCTCCGCTGGGCGTCGTTGGCAATATTCTCTGATGCGGAAAGCGCGTCGGCTCCGATTTTGCGGATGCGCTCGACGGCCTTCTCCATCGCCAGGGCGGCCTCGGCGGTTGCTGCGACCAAGTCGCTCGCGGCCTGCGCCTCCTCCAGTCTCTGGCGCGCGGCAGCCTGGTCTTGCTCTGTCCCGCTTGCAATTGCCTGCTCAAGCTCTCGGCGAGCGGCGACTTCGGCGTCCACGGCCGAAGTGAGCCTTGCCGTCAATCCGGCGTACTGGTTCGCAAAACGCTCGCTGCCTTGGAGGGCAGACAGGGCCGACGTGCTCCTCTCGCCGCCAAATGTGCGGCCGAGCCGTACCTCTCTCGCGGCTTCATTGATTGCGTCTTGCCGATTTCGGATGTCGCGAATCTCAGACTCTGCCCGTCGGACCTCTGTCTCGCGCCTCGCGGGGTCGTCTTTGATCTCTTGCGCTGCCTTGAGTCGCTGTTCTGCGGCTTCAAGCTGTTTTGCTGTGTTATCAAGGCCAGCCTGGAAGTCCGCGGCCCCTTTGACGCCGCGGCGTATGGCGTCTGCAACATCTCCTTGCGCATCCTCAATGGCGATCGACACGCCTATTGAGGATTCGATGATTTTGTTTGACAGTTCATCGAGAGCTTTTTGGAGCGGGAGCTCTAGCGACGCCAGAGTCCTTTCGAGATTCGCAACATCCCCCCTGGCGCGTACAATCTCAGGGTTTTCCTCAAACGCCATGACGGACAATGGCCTGGCTGCCATGTCTCGACGCTCGGCCAGTCTTTCCCGCAAGAGTCGGCCCTGCTCAAGGACCGAATCTGCACCGGCAAAGTCAGCTTCTGCCCTGGCCCTTCTTTCTGAGGCCCTTCTCTCGCTCTCCGATGTCAGCCGCCCGCCAACCAGGAACTCGTTTGCCCGTATCGTTCCGAGAACAGTGCGTAGCACGTCGTCCCGGCCTGGGGGCGTAGCCTGCGACAGTTCAGAAACCCGATCTCGCTCCCTCCTCTGTGACTCGCGAATCTGACCAGCCAGAGCAACTCGCCTTCCCGCGTTCGTTTCGCCCTCAAGTTCCCTTGACAGTCTGTTCTGCTCGCCGCGTTCGCGCTGCACGGTTTCGTCAAGATCGGCGACTCGCGACTCGCGCAGCTCTCGCTGCTTCTTGGCGATGTCATCTAGTTCTTTACGAAACGCCCTCGCCTGCTCCGCTGGCTCTGAGAACGCGCGCCTCGCAATAGAGTCCCCCAGAGACTCAAAAGCCTGCGCCAGTTCCTCGACGAGTGACTTCTGCCTCGCCAGCGCGTCGTTCAGAGCCTTCGTCTGATCTTGGGCCGTGCGGCCGTTGTTGATCCACTTGATCAAGCCGACGACCGCCTGTGTGGCGATGGCGACCCCAAGGCCGATGAACAAGCCTCGCGTGCCGCCGATGATGAACGCCAACTGCGTGACATTGTTCTGGACGGCACGAATCTTCTGCGTGAAGTCACCAGTCGAACTGAAGAAGTCGTCGATGGCGAACGCCGCCTGCTGGGCGGCGAGCGACAAGTTGCCAAAGCCCCCGCGTGCGATGTCCCCTCCGCGGCGAATCTCCCGCAAGGCTGCGCCGAATGAAATTCTCCCAGTTGCCGCTGCGGCCTGTGCCGCCTCGGCAATCAGGTTCTCAAGCTCTTCGGCAAAGGCTCGCGATCCAAGAGTCCCTGCCGCCGCCGCACGCTGGATCGCAGCACGCATTGCGTCGAACTGCCTGGCGGCATCGCCTCCGGCCTGGGCGCCGACGCGAGCAAGGATTTGCTGGTACGCCTGGAGGCTGCCTATGGCACCGCGGAGCGCCGTGTCGTCAAGAGCCTGTGCGAACGTCGGCAGGGCTGATGCCTGTGAGACACGGCGAAGTGTCTGCCCAAGTCGATCAGCCTCATTGGCGGCATTCTCTATCTCTTCTGCCGTGGCCGCAGGACCCAGCGCAGCCAGCCGAATAAAGCTCGCCTCGGCCTGCTGAATCGCCGGTATGAACTGCGCGCGGATTCCGGCAGGCAGCGTGTCAAGCTGCCCCTTCAAGCCAGTGATGGAGCCCTTGAGGACTTCCAGTTGACGCTGCGGGTCGGTGAGGTCGCGGCCGAGGTCGGCGAATCTGGAGTCTTGCTGCCTGCCTGCAATCTGGTCAACGCTTTCCTGGAGCCGAAGAAGCCTCTCAAACTGCGCAATTAGCGGATCGCCGGCTGCGACGCTGTTTCTGAAATCGGCGATGAGGCCGTCCAGACTAAGTCGGTCATCGAGGCTGAAGTTGCCGATCCGCGAAAGCAACCCTTGAAACTCTCTGTCGATCTGATCAGCAGTTTGCGGGATTTGCCGAATCGCCAAGTCCCACGCCTCGTTGATGGCGCGGATGCGATCAAAACCTGGCGGCACCGTTGGGCCGTATTCGGTCGAGGCGAGCTTTGCACGCTCCTCAAGCCTGTCAAGGACGGCGTTCAACTGCTCTGCGCTTGATTTCCCTGTCTGCACATTGTCGGCCAGCCTCGCCGCAATCGAAGCAAGGCCCGATAGCCCCACTTTTGCGGAGTCAGGAAGTGCGGCGTACACCTGTGAAAGTTGTCTCGCGCGGTCGATGGCCTGCTCTTCTTGCGTCCCAGCTTGACGCCCAAAAAGCCCTAACCCTCTTTGCTGGACAGGCTGTGGCACAACCGTCAGCGATCTTGAGCCAGGAGGAGAAGCCACCTGCTCGGTGAGGTCGATAACCTCGCGCAGACGACGGCTGAGAAGCTCAAGGGCTCGCTGCGAGATAGTCGTATCGAGCCCCTGAGAACTCAGCCGCTCGATCCTCGCGCTGACACGGTCGAACTGCTCGCTCAACACCTGCCCGTCGCGAAGCAGTTCTCTCGCGATCGGCGATGACCGCGTTGCAGAAGAGGACGCTGCTAGTTTTTGCTGCGCTGTAGCGAGTTGCCGGAATTGATCGACAACCTCCGGCCGCGCGAACGTCAACTCTTCGCCTGTGAACAAGCCTGAAGAAAGCGATGCCTGCTCACGTAGCCTGCCGATGGCTGCCGTAACGACGCGAACGTCATCAGCAAGTCCGCTGAACTCACGCTGGCCGACTGCGCCGTTCTCCTCAATTCTGCGGCGCACACCGACGAGTGCGTCCTGCACTCCGACCAGCGCTGGCGTAAATTGCCTCTGAACGCCGTCGGAAAGCGCGCCCAACTGTTTTGCTGAGTCAGCGAGCGGCTTTGCGATCTGCCTGGCGGAAAGAACAAGCTGCTCGATCTGCCTCGCTGCTTGAGCGTCCTTGATGGCGAGTGGTTGGCTGACCGCGTTTCTAAGAGAAGCCTGAAGCCTTTGCAGTGGCGTGAAGATGCCGTCAAAGCTCGCCTTCGCCGACTTTTCAAACGACGACAGCGTGCCCTGCGTGCGGCGAGCCCACGAGTTGATAGAGTTTCCGGCACTGTTCAGCGTCGGCGCAACGCTAGAGGCGTTGATTGAGACGACCGCCGATATTTTGCCGAGATACCCGCGTGCGGCCATTGCCTCATCCTTGTGGCTGCTGCAACTTCATCAACTCTGCAAACATCGCCTCTTGCGACTGCCTTGGCTTCTTCGACGACGGTATGAAGACTTCCTCTTCAGGTACCCGCTTGTAGTTCCCGCTGGCTGCCATCACGATCCGGCAGATTCGCGCCGTCTGCTGCCAGTGATCCGGCAGCGGCCACAGCGCGTCATATGCCGCCCACTCCGACAACTCCTTGCTATCGACCTCCTCAAGCAAGCGCCGCACGCTCATGCCGAGGCAGAGCGCTAGTTTGAAGTAGAACCGGCGTTCGGGGCGGGCGACGAACCTTCCCCCAAGGCATCAACTGCCTCCTGGGTGAAGGCGTTGTGCTGCCACGCCTCGTCGAAGAGCCGATTGATGACCACGCTCGACTTCTTGCCGAGGTCTTCGATGTCCTTGTCCTCGAAGAGTCGCTCGCCGGCCTCGTCGGCCAGCGTCAGCACCAGGAACCGCACCCGAAACGCCTTCATCTTCTGCTCGGCGTAGGAGTCCTCGAACTGGTCGCGCTCGGCGCCGCTGATGGTGCGGAAGAAAACGTCGCCGCCCCACTCCGGTACGGGCAGCGGCCCCTTCAGTTTCGTGTCCTTCGCCGCGAGGATCGCCTTCTTACTCAGTGCCATCGAAAATCAACTCCCGTAGTAATCCGTCATCCGGAATCGCAAAGTCCCTCGCACGATGTCGCCGGTCCTGGCTTCTGTCGTTGCTGATTCGAGAATTGCGTTTCGCAGCACCGAGTAGTTCGGCGATACGAATCGCAGCGACCCGCGGCTGCGGACCAGAGACTGCGGGTCGGCCTGGAGCGGCCCCGCATGGATGTAGTCCACCGAGATTGAGCCGCCCGACCAGTCGCCTGTCGGCGCAACGCTGATGGTGCCGAGCGGGTCCGTCGCGGAGGTCATATCTGTGACCTCCGCGACGGGCGTCTCGACCGAGATTCCGGTGACGATGGCACCGAAACCGTTAAACGTGAACGCAGCCCCTTGGGCAGAGACGCCTGCCATGTCGCCTTACGCGACGCGGAAGGTCGCGCTCCCGCTGATGAGGGCACCGACGGAGCCGCCGATCGACGCCGAAGCGCAGGTCGCGTTTCCGCTGAACGAGATCGGGCCGCTGATCGACAGCGCGCCGGACGTGCCGGCGGCGAGGATCGTTGCGGAGATGTAGTCCACTGTGACCTCGCGGTCGGTCGCGAACCCGCCGACGTACTCGCGGCGGCCGTTTGGGGCGATCCCGAGGTGGCTGCCGTCGATGAGGTCTTGCGTGTCATTGACCTGAACGCTCGTGACCGTGAGCGCCGAACCGCCGAAGGTGAAGGTGAGCCCCTGTGCAGCAACGCCAGCCATTTGTTTGCGCCTCCTTGCGCCGTTGTCTTGTCCCGCCGACTATTCGGTCGCCTCGTGCCACCGAATCTGCCAAAGTTGTCTGACCTCATAGGCCGGCGGTAGTTGGGCGCCGACGGCCGTGGGGTCGAGGAAGTCGTCCGTTTCGGACACCAACCTCATATCTTCTATCGTAACACCCGCGAGGGTGCCGGTGGCTCCATCAAGAGCGAGCCGCACCTCGTCGGCGAGTTCCCTCGCGCCGTCGTAGTTCGTCGCCCACGACGCGATCTGGAGGTTCACCAGCGGCATGAACATCGGCCCCGACAGATGCGACTCCCTTGTGATGTTCTGCCGCTTATAGATGCAAAACGGGAGGACGGCGTTCTTCGGCACCGCGATCGGGTACACCTGGAAGCCGACGAGCCGCGCGACCCGCGGGGCGGTCGCCAGCTTGAGGTAAACGTGCTTTTCTGGGGCGATGAGCATGGTGGCTAGACTGTCCCCCCTGCCATGAGCGTGTCCATGTAGCCGCTCATCGTGTTAATCAGCCGGCTCATCACCTCGCCGCTCGTTTCGGCGATCGTCCGCTCCATCGTGTGCTGGGCGGGCATCGGTGCGATTGTCTCCCCCGGCTGGAGCGTGATCGGGTGCATCTCGCCTGGTGCGTCGGAGCCAAAGTCGTGCGGGTAGCCGCTCCCCATCTTGGCCTGCCGCGTCCGCTCGTTCTTTGAGCCCATGAGGAAGTAGTGGCCCTTCGACATCCGAGCGAATTGCTCGTTGTTGAATGGCTTGCTGGTGCCATTGATGGGGCGCATCCTGTTGTTGATCATTTGATGTACATTGATGTAGGTGCGTCTTCCCTGCGTGCCTGGGCGGCGGGCTCCAGAGCCAAACTCGACGAGCCAGGCGTGGTTGCCGCTGCCAGTTTCTTGGTTGGCACCGACTGGGCCAGTCACCTGCGGCCCTGTGATTGCCACGCCGACACCGCGGTACTTCGACATCTGCTTCGGCGGCTTGGTCGCCACCGACTTGAAGAGGTTGTCCGTGACCTTGTTGATCTTCTTCTTGTAGCCCTCGCGGATCGGACGCGACGCTTCGGCGGCCGCTTTCATTAGGATGCGGTCGGAGTTCTGGTTCGCGCGGATCGCCATCAACTCCAGCCTGGCGGCAATCTCTGCGGCGCCCTGAAGACGAACGCTGACGAAAGCCTCGGCAGACTGTTTTCCAGTCCTGCCGCTTTCCAGCATCCGCGGCATCGTGGCGTCGATCTGTACGGCCATCACGCCACCTCGCGGGCAAGGAGTTCGAGCATCGTCCTGTTGTCACGGTCTGTCACACTAGCGATTTCCATCGTTTTTCCGCGGTACTCAACTCGCTGAAGGTGTGTCACGCCGTCCAGGTGCCGAATGCGGATGCGGTGCGTCGCGATCACGTTCGCCTGCTGGGCCTGCAACAGGTCGCGGCTGGAAAGCCCCTCGACGCTCGCCCACACCTCCGCAAACGTCTCCCACGACAGCGTCGTCTCGCCGGAGGGGCTATACGCCTCGGTCGGAGACTTGATGACGATGCGGTCGTGCATCCGGCCGATGATCATTAGCCCACCCAGATGGCCGTATACGCCCCGCTGCCGCTCGGCGCCGCCACCGTCACGGTGGCCGTGACCGGGAGGACCGCGAGCCTACCGGCCGCCACGTCGATGGCACCCGCCACACGCAGGACCGACGTGCCGGTGTTCTTGATCGCCAGCGTCGAGAGCGATCCGCTGCCGACGATCGACACGGCCGACGTGCCGACGGTGCCGCCAATCGTCGCAGCCGAGGCTGGCTCAGTCATGCGGTTGTCGGTCAGGGTGCCCACAGAGAATGTCAAGCCGTCGGTATCGTGATAGATGACGCTGACATCGACTCGTGCCTTCACGCTCATCGGTACGCTCCCCAGTCAGTTGCCGCCACCAGCGTCTCCACAGTCTTTGGCACAGGCAGCACCTGCGAGTACCCGGTGACGACGGGCTGCCGCATCTCGAACCAGTGGGCCACCAGAAGCATGATCACGCCGCGGGCCGTAGCGGGGCAGTCAAAGCCAGTTGGGCCGTAGCCCGCCGGCCAGCGGACGGTGACGCTGTTCTCGTCGCCGCGAGGCACGGGCCAGTTCCCGCTGTAGTTCGGATACACGCGGCCCGGCGTCGTGCGATGATCTGTCTGGAAGTGGCCGCTCGCGCTCGACAGCGTCTGCGTGGCGCCGTTTCCGTCTCGGTAAGTGATCGTCACCGTGCCGGCGGCCATCGGCGGCTTCGGCAGGACGATCTCCCACACCGGGAACAGATCGTAGCGGGCCTCAAGCGTCTGCGAGATCAGCGAGATGTCGAGCGTGCCCTCAAGCCACTCGCGGGCCATTGTGATGTACGAGGCGACGAGGGCGTCTTCTGCGTCGGCGTCGATCCTGGCCTGTGACTTCGCCTCGGAGACGCTCACCGGCTCGACGACCGGCTTCACGGCGACCGTGAGGCTGCGGTACGGCGTCAGCGTGACCGTCGGCGGAACGGGGGAGCCGAAAATCACGGAGCGCGGCCGGTCAGACGCTGGGCCATATACGATCATTTGCGCCGCTTCCTTGGCTTCCTGTCGATCGCCGCGTGCTCGACCTCTGGCTCGACCGCCGCTGTCTCATCCTCGGACGCAGGCTCGACGAACCCGCGGGCCACGAAAATACGGGCGACGCCGTCGGGCCAGTCGAACTCCTGCCCTCGCTTGTACGCCTGAAACGCTCGAACGACCCGAATCTTCATTTTATCGCCCCCCACGCGCTCTCAGGCGGGATACGCCCGCCGTTCCAGAACTCCGTCGTGTGCTGCTGCACCTTGCCGCCTTCGACGCTGCGAGACGGCCAGGTGATCATCAGTTCGGCGTGGCCGACGCTGATCTGCGTCGCGAGGCCCAGTTTGTTGCCGGCCTTCGCGAACTGCTTCCAGAAGAAGATGTCTTCGTCGGTGTGCCCGCCTGTCCACTCGCCTTGCTCGTTCGCCGACGCCAAGAACCACGGCTTCGGCACCTTCTTGATCGCCTCGGTGCGGATGAACGTCAGCCCGAAGTGTGCCGTCTCGACGGGCTGGACGACCTTCTTGAAGAAGTCGTCCTCGACCGTCGTCTTCTCCTCTGGCTTGACGCCCGGCAGGGCGAACATGACCGCGTTCGCCTCGCGTTTCGTCTGGAGCGGCGCGATCGCGTCGTAGCCGCTGTAGAGCAGGAGCGTCAGGAGCGCCTCGACCGTCTTGCTCGTGAACACCGTGTCGTAGTCGATCGTCAGGATCACGTCGTGCGCGTCGATGACGGTTTCCATGGCCCGCTGGAGGCACTGCCCCCAGAAGGCGCCGGTAACCTTGATGGGCGAGATGCCGTGCGGAGCCAGAGCGCTCGTCACGCAGAAGAAGTTGTCGGTGAAGCCCAGCCGCGGGGTGGACATCACCGCCGCTACCTTGACCTCGGCCTCGCACGATCCGACGCGGACAAGCATGAGAAACGCTCCTTGGATAAAGGAGCGGGCGCGCCTCCTTGCGCCTTTGTGGCCTTCATTGGCCGTCCCGCTATACGGGCGATGCCCGGCGGGGGCATGATTGCTCCCCGCCGGGCACCTTGACTTCACTGACTACGCTCAGGTCGCGGCGGTCTTGAGGGCAATCACCGGGCCGGCTTCGGTGGTCGAGCCGAGAGAGTGGTGATTGATGTCGAACCGCATCGTGCCCTGCATCAGAAGCTGATCCGTGGTCGCGTAGACCTGATCGTACAGCTTCATCGAGAACTCACGCCGAGCGGCGTAGATGCTGGACAACCCGAGGTTGCCGAAGAGCACCTTCACCTCGCTGCCGGCCGCACCGGCGCCCAGCGTGCTGTCCATGACGTGGACGAGACGCACCGGGAAGCCGAGGAACGACTCGCCCGAGGCACCGTTCACGTCGGACACGCTGCCCGACACGGCGTACTTGAGGCGAGCCATGCTCGCCGCGTAGCCGGCCGGAGAGACGTACCAGGCGGCTCCGCTGCGAGCGTAGATCGGCAGCTTGCCGATCACGTTCAGGAAGTCGTCCAGGTCGAGCGTCTCAAACGACACGTTACCGCTGGCAGCCGTCACGACCGAGGCCGTGTAGTTGCCGTCGTCGATCTTCGGCACGACGCCCGTGATTGAGCCGTCGCCGGAGGTGCCAGCACCGTTCCAGCCGACCGTGTCGATCTTCAGGGCCAGGCTGGTGCCGAACTCCTGCGTCACGGCGTCGGCGATGTTCACATAGGACGCCGAGTCCTCAAGCACTTCGCTCGACAGGCGGGTCGCCACGGCGAGCTTCTTCGCGTTGAGGGTGACGGTCGTCCATGCCGGATCGCTCTCGGTGACAGAGCCGCCCTCGGAAACGAAGTAGGCCGTGGTGCCGGTCGTCCGCTTCGGGATGGTCATCACGTCGCGAGCCAGCGTGACCCGCTCGCACGCCCCCGGCATGGTGCCGTAGGTTTCGACGAGGCGGATGACGCGAGCAGCGAACTCCTGCGGCACGAGGTGGCCGCCGGCCGAGTTCGTACCCTCATTCAGGGCACGAGCCTCGACGCCGTGATCCTTGCACCACCGGATGTCGTCGGCGTTCTTGAACACCGTCGCCCGAATCCACCGGCCGACCTTGTAGGCGTCCTCGACGGCCTGCGGACCCTCGTTGAACGCCCGCAGTTCCGTGTGATGCGGCAGAATGTGCCGAATCTCGGTCTTCGCGGGGGCGTGGGGCTCGGCCACCGGGGCGGCCTTGGCGGGGGCGGCCGTCTCGACCACGGCCCGCAGTTCGGCCTCCTTGGCGGCGAGCTTGTTCTCGAACTCCAGGTCAGACTTGACCGTGTCGGCCTCATCCGAGAGGCGACGGAGTTCCGCGGTCTGCTCGTCAGAGCGCTCCGCGACATCGGAGAGTTCGGTCATCCGTGCGGCGATGGCCGCGGCACGATCCTGAAGACGCTTGAGATTACTAGCCATAGTGGCCTGTGCTCCTGAAAGTGAGCCGGCCACTGGGCAAAAAGATGCTCGACGGCCGGCGGGTGAAAAAAGCCCCGCAAGCACGCCGAGCGACGCAGTCCGCGTCGCCCTCGCACTGTCCCTCGCAACGTCCGTCGCGAGGCGTGTATTTGCTACTCTTGTATCCTAACGCCGCCCGCGACCGCCGTGCAACTCAGTCAGCAGCATGGTCGCCTTCAGCGCCGCGATCTTCCCGGCGAAGTCTGTCGTGTCCACAGACACGACCGCGTCGATCTGCGGTTCGCTCCGCTCCTCGGCAACAGGAGTCGCGCTGCGGTCAGACTCCGCGTCCATCGCGGCGACCTTCCTGGCGGCCCAGTTCTTCGCGGGTGTGCCGCCCCACAAGAGCCACGCGACGAAACCGGGCTTCTCTTCGCCGGGCGTGTCCCAGCCAGGCGACTTGCTCGCCGACTCGTGTCGCGCGAACCACGCATTCATCTCGCGGACCCAGTCCTCGTTCATTTCCTCGCGACGTGCCAGCCGGTTTGCCCGCGCCACTGTCTCCGGCTTGAGGCCGTCGCCGCTCTTGCCCTCCTCGTGGAGCCGGAGGCCGCGCTTTGCCGCCGCCGCCATGCCCGATGTGGGCTTCAGGCTCACCGCCCGCTCTTCGTCCTCGTCATCGACGAAGCCTTCGACTTCAGTATCCACCAGAGGCTCCGCAGTATCCTCGACCACAGGATCAGCCTGTCGCTCATCGGCCGGCTCCTCGACGATTGCAGCGGCCATTTCCAGCGCCCGCTTCGAGACGTAGGTTTCAGTCGCTAGATACGCCGGCTGATCGACGGGGCCGGCGTCGCCCAGGAACGAGAAGGAGCGAATCCGCCTGACCTGCCGGCCCTTGGCGTCACGCTCCCACACCTCATCCTTCGGGCTCGTGCGGAACGCGAAGCTGGAGCCGCGCACGTCGCCCCGCTGAATAAGCTCAACCACGTCGGCGGCCGAGTGGGGCGGGTCGATCTCGTACCGCAGGCCGCGGTCATCGACCGTGAGCCGCATCGTCCCGCTGGAGGTGCGGCCGATGACGCGCTCGTGGTTGTACTTGCCGAACACGTCCGGGTTCGACTTCATCACGGCGTCGAACGCACCGCGCTCCACGATCTCGACGAAGCCACCCAAGTCCTGCGACTCCGACTCGAAGACGGCGGCGTAGCCGCGAATGACCGTGCGGCCGTTGTCCTCGGTCTTGACCTCAAGGCCGGGGGCTTCGGCGAACATCCGCCGCTCTAGTTCGTGCGTTCCGTCCATGACTGCGTTACCTCCTCGTATGCCTTCCCGCTGCGGAGACACTCCAGCAGCAGATCGCGGGACTTCACGCCCCACGCCTCCACGAAATCATTGATATCTCGTCCTGTCGCCTCTGCGGCGTCGCGAAGTTCCGTCCGCATCCGCTGCTCGTGGCCCTCCAGCCAGGCCGCCAGCTTGGCCGGTTTCTTGCGCCGCTCCAGAATCCCGTCAGCCTCGATGGCCGCGAGGCGTCGAAGCGTCGAAGTCCAGAGCAACTCGGCCGCCTCTCTCTGCTGCGGCGCGGCCTCGGCGGGGGCCGCCGGCGCCGCGTCTTGGCCGGAATCTTGGCCGGTCAGGTCGGCGACCTCTTGAATCTCAGGAGAATCGAGCGACGCGGTCGGGCTTTCTGCCGAAAACGCATCGAGCAGTTGCATATTCACTTGGATAAACCGCTTGTCGCCGTTGCCGTCGCCCAGCGGGTTGTAGCCGATGGCAGCCCGCACCTCATCGACGCTCAGGCAGCCCATGTGGAACATTTCCCGCAGGAACTGGGAGCGGGCGGCATAGTCGCCGGCCATGAGGCTGTTGATATCAAACTCGACGAAGTAGTTGCGGTCGTCCACGATCAGGTCGCGGCGGAAGCAGCCCTGCCACCGTCGCAGATGCGGCATGAGCGAGAACGTCACGAAGTCGATGGCGGCCTGCTCGACCGTGCTGTGCCGCACGTCCTTCAACTCGCCGATCAGGTGGGCCGGCACGCGGTAGGCACGCGCCACCTCTAGGCACTGCCAGCGGCGGGTTTCAATGAGTTGGGCATTGACGTTGTTGGTCTGGAGTTCCTTGACGTGCATTCCGTGCGGCAGCACGGCCGTCTTGAACGCTCGGTCGGAGCCGCGGTGCATATCCTCCCACGACTGCCGGAGCCTCTGAAGCGTCTCCGGCTTGTGCGGCTCGTCAGTCTCGATGACCGTGCCGGCCCTGGCTCCGTTGCCAAAGTAAGCGCCAGAATGCAACTCCGTCGCCCGTGCCAAAGCAATCGCATCCCGCGATAACAGCGTCGGGACGTAGCCCGTCACGCCGTCCTGCGAGAGCCACCGCAGGTGCATGATCTGATCCTGCGTGTACTTGTCTGGGACGACCTTGTCGGGCGGCGTGTATTCGTATCGCAGGCGGCCGTTCTCCAGCCGCTTGACCTCCATCCTCGACGGGTGGAGCGGGATCAGTTCCGTCACCGCCCCGCGCCGGCCGCTCTTGATGAAGGCATAGGCGTTGCCCCAGAGGAGCAGCCACGACTGCATGAGTTCGCGAAACTCAAAACTCGTCATCCACGAGTTGGGTTGGTGTGCGACGATCTCTTGGAGCGGCAGTTCGTCGGCGATCTCCTTGCCGCCGCCGGGGAGCTTCCTGTAGACGTTCAGGGGCAGGCTGGCGACGCTCTCGCTGATCACGCGGACGCAGGCCAGCACGGCCGTGCATTCCAGAGCCGTTTCCGGCGAGATGTAGACGCCGGCCGTGGTCTTCCGTGTCTCGCGGAACTCCTCGAACACGCGGGAGACGCTGCCGCTCCGCAGTTCGACCATGTCCTCGGCCACGGCGTCTTCTGCCACGCTAGATCACCATGATTTCGGGTTCGATGTCGGGGCCGCGAGGCTCGGCGCTCGCGAGGCCGAGGGCCATGACGAGAGCCACGGCAGAGTCGATGCGGGAGGTGCTGTTGGAGTGGGCTTTCGACATCTTCACGTTGCCGGCGTCGTCAACCCGCAGAGTCACGTTGCTCACCTGCCACGCCAGGGCTGGATTCCCGCCGTGCCGTAGTTTTCCGCCAATTATCAGCGTCTCCAGCAGCTTGGTCGGGGCACTCATCGAGGCGTACCCTTGTCCAAACGGCTTCACGTCGATGCCCTCGCCGACCAGTTGGGTCGTCAAGTGCGTCGCATTCCATCGGTCAATGGCTACAGAACGGACACTGTTCTTCTCGCAAAACGAGAGAACGTGGTTTCTGACCGCGTCGTAGTCCGTAATGTCTCCTTCTGTCAGTGTAACAAAACCCTCTTTCGCCCATTGCCGATACGGCACTCGATCGGCCTTGCTGGCGCGGTCGGCGCCCTCTTCTGGGATGAAGAGATGCGCGTACACGTCATACGTCCCGTCATCGTCAGGCCACACCGCCACGAACGCCGTCGTGTCCTGCGTACTCGACAAGTCCAGGCCGCAGAAGGCCACGCGATCGCCCGGCGGCCGGAGTTCGCCAGCGTTCGCCTCCCACGCACCATGCCTGAGCCACTTCGACTCCGAGTTCACCCACTGATTCAGGTGGAGCGTGCGGAAGACGACTTCTTCGGATGGGGACTGCTTCGCCCTCGTTGACATCTGATGGAAATAGTCCGGCTTCAGCGTTACGCCGTAGTTCGGATTAGACGCCTTCCAGGTGGCTTCAATGAACGGGTCGGCGTCAGGGTCGGCTGCGAATATCAGCGGCAGGAACGTCTCGTCCTTGAGGACGCCGTCGCGAATCTTCTCGGCCCGCTGCCAGTCCTTGTAGCAGGGGCCGAGTTTGTCGGTGCCGGCCGTCGTGATGTAGATCGTGAGCGGCTGGCTCCGCGCACCCATGCCCGTTTCGAGGACATCGACGAGTTCCCTGTCGGGGAAGACGTGGTACTCGTCCACCAGCACGCACGACGGGTTGTAGCCGTGTTTGGTTCCCGCCTCCGAAGATATGCAGATCATCGTGGCGTTGCGTTCCGGCAGCACGATTGAGTTGCGGTATATCTTGCACCGCTTGCTCAGGGCCGACGATTCGACGAACTGCTTGGCCGCCGTATGGAGCAGGGCCGCCTGGGAGCGGTCGCCGGCCGCGACGATCACCTCGGCACCGATGTCGTCGCAGCAGAGCATATAGAGCCCGATGGCTGCCGACAGGGCCGACTTGCCGTTCTTGCGGGGCAATGCGAGCAGGCTCGTGCGGTACTGCCGCAGGCCATCGTCCCTCTTCGTATTGAAGAGCTTGTCGAGGTACTCGTCCTGCCACGGCTCAAGAATGAATGGCTTCCCGGCGAAGTCGCCGCGGCTGTGCTTGAGAAAGCCAATGAATTCGCGGATATCAACCACGACGAGCCAGAAGTTCGTCCATCGGATCGACGACGACCTTCTCGGCGTGATACCCGAGGCGAGTGCGGTCGGCAGGCGTCAGGCCGAGGACAGTTTCGAGGTGACGGAGTTGTTCGCCACATTCCTTGGCCTGGGTCGCCATCGCGGTCGCCCGAGAGAATCGAATTGCCCCGCTGGCGTCGAGCACCTCGACGTAGAGGGCATCCACGGCCTGGAGTGCCTTCGCGGCGAACTCCCAGGCGACGTATGTGGTGCAGTACCGCGTGATGACGTGCTCGTCAGTCTCGGCGAGCGTTCCCATGCGGGTCAGCCAGGCCACGACGTTGACGAAAACCTCCTTGGCCCGAGGCTTTAGCCAGTCCGGCGGCTGCATCGGCTCGGCCGGCGGCGTCCCAAGTTCCTCGCGGTTCTTTGCGTGCTTCGATCCTGCCAGTTGGAGGATGTGCTTCGCTGTTGGAGGTCGTCCCTTCATGCCACTCCAGACTACAGAACCGGACTTGCGGCCCGCAAAGGAGTGGGATTTTCGACCCGGCGAACAGCCGGGGCGAAACGCTCCAATTTCGTCCGCGGTTCCGCCTCTAGGAACAGGCGGTCTGCCCGACGTTTGCCCCCCAGCGGTGGGGGGCATCCCATTGACGAAAGGCGACGAGCGGCCACCACAGCGGGCCGCTGTGTTTCTCATTCGCCAAAGTGTCCAACGGCCGGCTGCAAGAATTCCGCGCAAGAATCCGGCCCGACCAGCGTAGAAATAGTGTAGCATTGACACACGGTGGCCCGATGCTACTGTATATGCGGCCGACCGACCAAACGGCCGCGGTTTTCAAGTAGCCTACAAAAAAGGATATCACGATGAGCTGTGCCCAACTTCCTGCCCGTTTTAAAAAACCGAGCCCCGCCCGCGATCCGCGCAGGATCGCAGCAGCAGAAAAAACCGAGAAGAAATCGACACTCACAAGAGCCGTCGTCGCAGTCGATCGGATGGAAGGGGAATATCCGATTTTTCGAATTGAATTCGAGAATGCCGCGGGCGACGTTTTTCGCGGGTCTTGGGATTCCCGCCGTCCTCTGCTCTCGGCGAATTCCAAGCTTCGGAAGGGGCTCGGCAAGTATCGTGCTATCGGCCTTGCCATGGCTCCGTGGAAATTCGCCGGGAAGGGGAACCTATGCGGCGCCGCATCGGCCGGTTGCATTAACGCATGCAACGGGCTCTGGAGCGGAATGAATGTAACACCATCGACCCGGTTCGCGCTCATCGGTCGCGCCCGTTTGTGGCTAGAATTCCGGGTGCTTTTCCTGCACAAGCTTAGGAAGGAATTGACCAATTTCCAGAAGCTTTGCATCCGGACCGGCCGCATTCCGGCCGTTCGATTGAATGTCTCGACCGATATTCCTTGGGAGCGCGTAGCACCGGAATTGTTCGCGGATTTCCGGCGCATTCGATTCTACGACTACACAGCCTATTCCGCCGACAACCGCGTGGCGCTCTCGGTCAATTACCAGCTATGCCACTCGTGGAAAGAGACGACGACGTTTGACTATGTGGAATCCGTCATCCGTGCCGGCCGGAATATCGTCGTACCGTTTGACTCGGCCTACGCTCCTGCCCGCGGCCTATTCGGCGCGCTCCCCGAAACGGTCGTTTTCCGTTGTCGGAAAACCGGGCGGGAAATCGTCGTCGCGGTCGTGAATGGCGACAAGCACGATTTTCGCATGCGTCAAACTGACGGCTCCGGCGTTTGTGTCGGCCTACATGGAAAATCGGGCCGCGGGAAAGTAACGGCCGCGGTTGAATCGGGCTTCATGCGGCATCATGCCGAGGGGGCGAAGCTTCGCCGGAAAACTATCCATGTCGGGGTTGTGCACATCGAATGCTAATCGCACGACCGCCGGCCGCGTCGGGGGCACCGAGCATGATCAACCGCGCCAAGGCGAGATCACCGGCGGTGCCGATCGCCTGCTGGCAGGCGGTGCCGATCTCGAGCACGGCTCGTCATCATCGCCAAGGCGAGATCACCGGCGGTGCCGATCGCCTGCTGGCAGGCGGTGCC